TATCTGTAATGGTGGTAGGATACACAGCTACCTGAGTCCCTTGCATAACATACGTAGGGTACGTTTCTGTGGGTGCTGTCAGATTGGAATTAAGCAAATAATATAATTTACCTTGGTCCACATGAGTAACCTCTTTACCATTGTAGTATAGTACATTTAATAAGAAAAAGTTTGCAGGTAAGTCGAATCTACTATCTCCTGAATTGTATACCAAGTCTTCGTTCTTAGAGAAATAGTCAATAGTTTGGTCTATTTGCTTAGTGATATCGGAGTACCCACTGGTCTCCATACCCTTCATATCTTTTATCTTAGCCTGCTGAAAGTCAAAGAAGTATTGTTGGAACAATTCTAACTGAGCTTGTTTTGCAAAGCTGTTGAATTCTTCTGGTGTAATAAACCCATTATTATCCTTATTGATAATATTTAGGACAGTATTTCGTACGGAATTTATCATAATGACAAAGATAATAAAAAAAGGGCACTCAGTGTGCCCTCTTAATTTAGCGATATTTTTTAGATAGTAACTCGTAGACATCTAAACCATCATTGCTTTGGAGCCATGACACGAGTAGTTTGGTTGGGTCTTCTCCAAATGGAACACCCATCAACTTATTCTTATTGTCAGGCAGGTTAAAGAAGATGTCACGTTTCTTATTCTTCAATACAAACGTACCATCTTGCAATGCCTTAGCTGCGATATCATTCAACTTAAGCTCAGGATCATTTAACATGTTCATGAATTCGTAAGGATGGTTACGTGCATATAAAATTAAGTCACGTCTTAATTCCTCTGTAGTTAAACGATCAACACGAGCACCTAATAGTACACGTCCTAATGCATCAGCTGTATTGATATCTAAATCACGTGCAGCAAGTTGTGCATCCAATTGAGAGTACATAACCTCAATCTGATTGTTTGCATCTCTCTGAGTATCAACCTCTTCGAACAACACACCATTGTCTGGATGTAATTCTAAGAATTGTTGCAATACTTGGTTGTATTTGTTAACAGCTAATAAACCATCTTCAAAGATGATTGGCTCTAAAATGAAGTTACCATCTTGCTCATCTTCAAATGGAGACTTTTGGTTAACTGCATAGCGTAAAGCTCTGTTAAGACCTTTAGAAGCGTCAAAGTATAGTAATGATTTGTTTCTAGTATTTCTACTAGCAAGCATAAAGCTGATAGGGAATGTTTTTCTTTTAAGGACATAGATTTTGTCCTTTAATTCTTTCTGAGTTGACATTATATTTGATTTTAAAATTTAAACAAATTAAATAAGGGGAGACCGAAGCCTCCCCCTAAGTTTACTAGTTCTCGAACAAGAAGAAGTTGTTCGCACCAAGTGTACATAATGCACGCTCAGATAAGAAGTTAACTTCCATTGCATCTAAAGAACTTGTTTGAGCACCACCAGCAGAACCAGTGATCCAAGTTTTGTAACGACGATCTTCAGTTTCAGAAGCACGGTAACGTACGTGTAAGAACGGACGCTTTGCATTCTTTCCTAAGATTTGATCGTATACGTTAGTAGAACCTGCAGGTACCAAGATACCGTTGATAGCTCCACCTACGATTCCACCACGAGTAGTTGCATCGTTTAAGTATTTCCAGTCAGTCTTGTAGAAATCGTATCCACGCTTAAAGCCTGTGAAACCTAAGTTTAACGCCATGTCCTTATCGTTGTCGAATAAACCATAAGAAGTACCACCTGCTCCATAAGAGTTTTGTGATGCTAACATATCGTCGATATCGAAACCAAACTTACGGTTTAAGAAGATAACGTTCTCTTGGATTGCTCCTTGCTTGTCAAGACGTTGGATGATTGAATCGAAGTCAGACAAAGTAGTTGGATTACCACCAGCCCATACGTTACCACGCTCAGCTACAGCATCAAATAAACCTTGAGTACCAGCAGCACCAGGTTGTACTTGAGAAGAAGCAACTGTCAAGTAAGTAGCAGCAGCAGAACCAGCTTCAGCAGGAACACCTTCAACCATTGACATCTCTAAGTAATCTTCGAAACGTAAACGAGTCTCGTGCTCAGATTTGATGTACCATAAGTAACCAGTAGCACCATTCTCAGAAGTTACTTCAACCCATCCGATTTGAGCCATGTCAGAACCAGATACAGTGTAGTTATCCTTGATGATGATTGGCTTGTTCTCGAAGAATAAATCTTGAGACTCTAAAGAACCATCCATTCCAGTCGAACCTTTAGCGAATTCTGATCCGTAAACGAATGCAGTAGATTCAGCAGCAGCAGCAATAGTTTGACCAGCAGCAGAGTAGTAAGCTACAGTGAAAGTATTGTTCGCAGTGTCTACAGCAGTGATAACCGCTTTATCAGAAGCAGAACCAGCGTTAGCAGATAAGAAAACAGTTTGGTTAACACGGAAGTTAACAGTTACGTTTGCATCGTTAACAGTCCAAACAGCTGTGTCATCTCCAACAATAGCAGTTGTAGTAACATCAACATATTTAGTATGTAAACGACCTTGCTCTGCCCATTTAATTAAGTCAGAGTTAGAAGGTAATTCTGCACCTACCATACGTAAGAAAGATGCAATAGAACGATTACCATAACGCTCGAATTCAGACTCGTAAGTATCAGGAAGATACTGGTTTAAGAAATCGAAGTTAGTAATGTAGTTTGTAGGCAATGTTGCCTTTACCGCTGAGGGCTCTAATTGATAACCCGGGGTAGCTTGAACTGATCCAGCCATTGTTTTGTTTTTTTGGTTTTAGTTTTTTAAAGATTTAATCTTAAGTCTGTTACCATGATCACTATCCAATGCTGTTACTTTAAACCCACCTTTGTCGATATTTTGTGGAGCATTTCTAACGCTCATATCGATGTTCTTGCTTTGACGAACTGAGTCATCAATTGCATCTGCTTTGCCCATATCATAAAAGAATTTGGCCATTGCATCAGGGTTCATTGCCGCAGCAATTGTTTTGTGATACTGTTTAGCATCCTTAATGTATCCATTTTCATCAACGAAATTAGTGAAGAATTTGGAAATGTCTGTTTGTTGAGCTTTCAGCTGCTCTGGAGTTCCTGGTTTGTAAGATACATCCTTGTCACCGACCTTGAAATCAAAACCTTTGAATTCATCAGTAAACAATTCACTCGTCTTACTTAAAAAGTACTCCGACTTTTTAGCCTGTTCTTGCTGCATAGCAGTAGACTGGCTGATATATTGCTTGTAAGATTCCAAAGCCTCTTTGTCTTCAGTAGGAATTGAAGCCTCCATCCTCGACTCAAGGGGAGCTTTGTATTTTTCCTTCTGCTCTTCAAAGTACTTTGAAGCCTTTCCAAGTTCTTTTTTAAGTGCTAACTTTTTACGCTTGATTTCTTTCTCATCATCCATGTCCTCGTCATAACTAAATCTTGACTCGTACTCGGACTTCAAGGAAGAGTTCACTATGCAGATTGGCAAGTATGCTGTTGGTATCTTAGAGGAAATCAAGGACTTGTACTTACACGACTTTGGTATCTTTATTGAGGTTGCTCCTGACGAAGAAGAAAGAGCTCAATTAGAGGCTAATATTCAGATGGCATTACAACGCGATCAGATTAGCTTAGAAGATGCGATTGATATTCGTCAGATGAAGAACCTTAAGTTGGCTAATGAGCTACTTAAGATGAAGCGTAAAGACAAACAGAAGAAGGATATGCAAAACGAGCAGGCTAAAATTCAGATGCAGACTCAAGGTAATATCCAATCGTCTCAAGCATCGGCTCAGTCAGCATTGCAGAAAGTTCAAGCGGAAGCTGCGGCTAAAGCACAACTTGCTCAGGCTCAGATGCAGTTTGACATTCAACGTATGCAGGCCGAGGCTCAGATTAAAGAGCAGTTGATGAGCGTTGAGTTCAACTACAACATGCAGCTACGTGGCATGGAGGTTGAGAAGGTTAAGCAACTAGATATGGATAAGGAGAAAGCTAAAGATAACCGCACAAGGCTTCAAGCTACTCAGCAGTCTAAACTGATTGAACAACGTCAAAAAGACCTTCCAGCGATGGATTTCGAGTCCGAAGAGGATTCCTTGGACGGGTTTTCCTTAGAGCAGTTCAATCCAAGATAAAATTTATTACTACTTTTGTGCAAATTAAATTAAATAAGAATGGAAAATTTTCAAGTAAAACTGGTAGACTTTGAGGAGAAGTCGGTCCA